AGAGAGGAAGATGAAAAACAAAATCAAGACAAAAAATAATTACATATTGGAGGGCAACCCCATGAACAAGAAAAACAAGACACCGAAAGAAGTAGTGAGAGCAATCAGAGTGCTCAGCGACTACATTGAAAACACCAGAAGTACAGATCAGGCGGCAATAAATATTGCTCTTGCATCCGACAAAGAGGAGTGCGCTGCACTTTCGGCACTTTTCAAAAATGCCGAGATGCGTTACAGAACCAATCAGAATCAGGTAAATAAAAAGCCCGAAAGAATGACCTTCGGTCAGATTCTCGGAGCAGAGAGGAGATAAAAATATGATAACAAAGACATTTACAGAAAAGCCGTTAATAGAACTGAGATCATCGGATTTCAACGATGATGAACAAATTGAAATTTATGCAAACGACCTGCGTTATGCAAAGGTAGGCGATATTTTTGAAGCACCGCTTTCGGGCGGCTGCGGAAGAGCTGTGCATCATGAATCGATTGAAATAGTTTATAAAACTATTACTGGCATTGCGGCGTTATTCAGATGTGAAGGCACTACAGATAGTCCAACACCCAAGCCGTGGGCGAATGAACCAGAATTGATTTGGTTTGAAATACATGGAATGGGGGGAAAAGAAAATGGGCAGACCAAAAACAAAGATTGAAGTTCATTCTGATTTTGACGATAGCGACAACGTCATCTATATTGTGGAAAAAGCAAAGGGCAGACTTACCATTGAAGAAATAAAAAAAGCTCTTAAAGAATACGAAGAAGATTTTTACTTCCTGTTGATCGACTGTCTGCACGATAAAGATGAATGTTATCAGGGTTGGAATGAAGACATTGACGATAAAAACAAAGGCGACAGAGTAATCGCTTATCCTGCTGACAGACTACTAAAAAAATGCAACAGTGAAAAGGCAGCGGATAAAATCGAAAGCACCATAAACGAATATTATGAGGAGATGTACAAAAAATGAATGACACAAAAGAAAAATCCGCTGTCAGAGCTGGCACTCTGGCAACGGAAAAGAATATGAATATTAGTTCTAATAATATTATATTCGGAACAGACGAAAAAATCAAGATGATTTCGATAGAAAAACTGAAACATCATCCTGACAATCCCCGTAAGGATATCGGAGATATAACAGAGCTGACGGATTCCATAAGAAAAAACGGCATAATGCAGAATCTGACGGTAATACCTAAAGAAGACTGTTATTGGGTGCTGATCGGCAACAGGCGTTTTGAAGCGTCTGCTGCTGCCGGACTAACGGAATTGCCGTGCAAGGTTGTGGACGGTCTGACACCGGCACAGCAGCTTGGTATCATGCTGGAAGAAAATATGCAGAGGAACGACCTGACGATCATCGAACAGGCTCAGGGTTTTCAGCTGATGTTAGACTTCGGCGAAACAGTAGAAAGCATTGCCAAGAGAACAGGATTTTCCAAAAAAACTGTAAATCACAGGCTGAAAATTGCGGAGCTTGATCCGGATATTCTGAAGAAAAAAAGCAAAGAGTTTCAGCTTTCCATGACAGACATGATTGCACTCGAAAAGATCAGTGATCCAGTTAAGAGAGATGAAATACTTAACAGCTCAACAAGCAGTGATCATCTCCGTCAAAAGATAGACATTGCCATATTGCAGGAAAAAAGAGACCAGATGGAACTTACAATTATTCAGAGGCTGAAAGATAAGGGCATTCAGCAGAGCCAAAAAATCAAAAACATCTATGACAGTAATATTAAAAGGGTGGCAGAGTATTCTACATATGATCCCGAATGCTTATCCGATATTATGGATGAAATTGACGGGCTAAGAATAACTCCGGAACTTGAATGGGTGCAGGCATATCGGAGTATTGTGGTTGTCAGAAAAAAGACAAAAGAAGAGACAAAAGAAGAGACAAAACCGAAAACCGCAGAAGAAATTGAAAAAGAAAAAAAAGAAAAGAAACGTGAAAAACTGCATCGGATGATCCGTAACATTTGCCTTGAAATGAAAAACTTTACAGAACAGCGAATGATTGAATGCGGGCATCATCTTGGAGATTTTCGTTGCAGCGACAGGGAGCTTCGCTGGATCTGGGATACCTTAACGGCTATTAACGGCGGAACAACAGAGCGGATGTTGTGCAGTGTATTTCTCCAAAAAAATTGGTATGAGAGTAAAGAAGACGAAAAGAGGTCTGCAAGAAGAAAACTTCGTCTTGTGCCGGTGGGACTTCAGATGCTGTATCTTCTTACAAAACAGCTTGATCTATATCAGGTTTTCTACGACTACTCAACGCTGAAATATGTGGAGAAAAATGCTGAACCGTATGAAGAAACATATCATATTCTTAAAGGCTTCGGGTTCTGTTTTTCGGAAGAACGCGCTGAAGAATATGAGGCTGTCTTAGATGGTTCTCACAAATTTTTTACTAAGGAGGAAAAAGAAAATGCCTGATAAAATAAAAGTCGTGATCCAGAGACAGGGAGAAATCTCAGATATTGTTGAAATTGAAAACAGCATTAAAGTAGTGAATCACAGTGTAGACGGATTGTCAACTGAGGTGACGATACCGGAAAACGGACTTAAATTGATAATGAATATCAATAGCAATCGAAAAAATAAGCCAACACTTAAAACACTCTGGGGTAGAATTTACGGTACTGTAGTTATAGCAGCAAAAGAGAATGGTAAATACATCAGTCTGACACCAGAGCAGGTACAATCCGCCAGAGCATGGCTGCTGAAACATACATATATGGAGGAAACAAAATGAAAATTAACACACTTGAACTTGAAAACGTAAAACGTATAAAAGCTGTAAAAATCGAACCAACAGCAAACGGTCTGACGGTTATCGGCGGAAAAAACGGTCAGGGTAAGACCTCTGTACTTGATGCTATTGCATGGGCTTTGGGCGGAGACAAATTCCGCCCGTCTGATGCACAGCGTGAAGGATCTGTTGTTCCTCCACATCTAAAAGTTACCCTTGATAATGGGATAATTGTAGAACGCAGCGGAAAGAACAGCAGCCTTAAAGTAACGGATCCTTCGGGAAATAAATCAGGACAGCAGGTTCTTGACAGCTTCATTTCAAAACTGGCTCTTGATCTGCCGAAATTCATGAACATGACGGACAAGGAAAAAGCTAATATTCTTCTGCAGATAATCGGTGTCGGAGATAAGCTGTACAAGCTGGAACAGGATGAAAACAAACTGTATAACCGTCGTACTGAGATAGGCAGAATCGCAGACCAGAAGAAAAAATATGCCGATGAACTACCGCTTCACAGTGGCATACCGGATGAACCTGTATCCGCTTCCGAACTTATCCGTCAACAGCAGGATATACTTGTTAAAAACGCAGAGAATCAGCGTAAAAGAGAACGTGTACATCAGATAGAGGATACAGCCAACAATCTGTGCAAAGATAAAATGTACATCAAAAAGGAAATAGAACGACTGGAAAATGAACTAAGGGATAAAGATTCCGAGCTTACAAAAGTGATTGCAGAGCTTGAAACTGCAAAGAAAACAGCTTTGGAATTACATGATGAAAGCACAGCAGAACTTGAAAAGAATATCATAGATATTGATAATCTGAACAGAAAAATCAGAGAAAATCTTGAAAGAGAAAAGGCAGAAATTGATGCAGAAGGATATAGAAAGGAATATGACGAACTTACAAAACAGATCGAAAATGTAAGAACTGAAAAAACCAATCTGCTGAAAAATGCTGATCTTCCTCTTCCGGAGCTTTCAGTAAAAGATGGAGTGCTTACATATAAAGGTTTTACATGGGGGAATATGAGTGGAAGCGAACAGCTGAAAGTGGCAACCGCAATAGTTCGCAGGCTCAATCCGAAATGCGGGTTTGTTTTGCTTGATAAGCTCGAACAAATGGATTCAGACACGCTTAACGAATTCGGCAAATGGCTTGAAGCAGAGGGATTACAGGCAATAGCAACCAGAGTTTCAACAGGTTCAGAATGTTCAGTCATAATAGAAGATGGATATGTAAAGCCTGATACAAATTCTGAACCCGTATCAAAATGGGTGCCGGGAAAATTTTAATTTTAAAAAATTCTACCTTTTGAGGTATAGGATTAAATCTGATAACGCTGACTAATGAAAATATAATTAAGGAGGCATAAAACTTTGAACATCACAAAAGGAAAAATCAAAAAAGCCCTGAAAGTTGTTGTATACGGACAGGAGGGGGTAGGAAAATCGACATTTGCATCGAAATTCCCGAACCCTGTATTTATTGACACAGAGGGCAGTACGAATCAGCTTGATGTAGCGAGATTTGATGCACCCTCGTCATGGGGAATGCTGCTGCAGGAGGTTGATTATGCAAAGCAGCATCCGGAGCAGATAGGAACACTTGTCATTGATACAGCGGACTGGGCAGAAAAACTGTGTATAAAGGCTGTATGTGACAAAGCACAAAAAGACGGCATTGAAGATTTCGGCTGGGGTAAAGGATATACATATGTGCAGGAAGAATTCGGGAAGCTGATAAATAAGCTTACCGAAGTAATCGAAGTCGGTATAAACGTAGTAGTTACAGCACACGCACAGATGAAAAAAGTTGAACAGCCTGATGAAATGGGTTCATATGACAGATGGGAGCTTAAACTTACAAAACAGTGTTCACCGCTTCTGAAAGAGTGGGCAGACCTTCTGCTTTTTGCTAACTATAAAACCATTGTAGTAAACACTGGTGATAAGAAATACAAAGGACAGGGTGGACAGCAGAGAATAATGTACACTACACATACAGCTGCATGGGACGCTAAAAACAGACATGATCTTTCTGAGGTATTGCCGTTTGATTATGGACAGATAGCACACCTGTTCAGCAATTCTGAGCCTGTTAAAGCAGAGGAAAAACCAAAGCAGAATACTTTTAAAACACCTGCACCAGAGCCGAACAAAGAACACACCATTGAAGAAATCATTGATGATTGTAAAGCTGAAAATATTCCTGTACAGGTGAATAACATCCCCGATTATGTACCAAAGGCACTTGCTGATCTGATGAAAGTCAAACAGCTTAATATTGACGATATTAAAAGGGTAGTTGCAGCGAGGGGATATTTTCCGGAAAACACACCTTTTGAGAATTACCCGAAAGATTTTGTTGAAGGGTGTCTGATAGGTGCATTTGACCAGCTTTATAATTTTGCCGTTGATAACGGATTAGTAAATTTACCATTTTAAAAAATAATAAAGGAGAAAACGATTATGTCAGATTTTGAAAAAGAGTTAAACTGGGATGATGAAATATCACAGGAAAGCGAATTTGTTATTTTACCCGAAGGAGATTATGATTTCGAGGTAACAGGATTTGAAAGAAGCCGTTCAAAAGGCAGCGAAAAAGTACCTGCATCAAATATGGCAGTGCTTGACATCAGACTTACAAACGGCAGAGAAAGTACAGTTGTTAAAGAATATCTTGTTCTTCATACAAAGATGGAATGGAAACTGTCACAGTTCTTCCGCAGTATCGGCGTGAAAAAACAGGGCGAAAAAGTCCGTATGAACTGGAATGCTGTACCGGGAGCAAAGGGTAGATGTAAGGTTGTTGTTGAAAAATATGTTAATGACAAAGGGGAAACAAAAGAAATAAATAAAATCAGTAAGTATTATGATTATACTGCACCTGCCTCAACTGGAGGCTGGAAGGCAGGTTCTTTCTGATGAAACTCCGCAGCTATCAAAAAGAAGCAGTAGACGCTATACAAAAACAATGGAATGACGGATTTCTGAAAACCCTGCTTGTACTTCCGACAGGGTGCGGAAAAACAATAGTATTTGCCAAAGTTACAGAAGAATGTGTACGTGAGGGTAAGCGAGTGCTTATCCTCGCACACAGAGGTGAACTTCTGGATCAGGCAGCAGACAAACTGCTCAGGACAACCGGAATTCAAAGCTCACTTGAAAAAGCCGAAAGCACAAGTTTAAATTCGTGGTTTCGTGTAACAGTAGGCAGTGTTCAGACGCTTATGCGTGAAAAACGACTTGCACAGTTTGAACCGGACTATTTTGATGTAATAATAATTGATGAAGCACATCATTGTATTTCTGAAAGCTATCAGAAAATACTGCAATATTTTGGTAATGCCAATGTTCTGGGTGTGACAGCAACACCGGACAGAGGAGATATGAAAAATTTAGGAACTGTATTTGAAAGTCTTGCTTATGAATATACCCTTCCGAGAGCAATCAAAGAAGGGTATTTATCCCCGATAAAAGCTGTAACAATTCCGCTGAAACTTGATCTTTCGGGTGTCAGTACACAAAAAGGGGATTTCAAAGCAAGTGATATTGATACAGCACTTGACCCTTATCTTTATCAGATAGCAGATGAAATGCAAAATTACTGCAAAGACAGAAAAACCGTTGTGTTTCTTCCTCTGGTAAAAACATCACAGAAATTCAGGGATATTCTTTGTGAAAAGGGATTCAGGGCTGCAGAAGTAAACGGAAACAGCGACGACAGGGCAGAGGTACTTAAAGATTTTGATGAAGGAAAATATAATGTCCTTTGCAATTCGATGTTGCTTACGGAGGGTTGGGATTGTCCGTCAGTAGATTGTGTAATTGTTCTCAGACCGACAAAAGTAAGATCACTGTATTGTCAGATGGTGGGCAGAGGTACAAGACTTTGTGAAGGTAAAGAAGACCTGCTTTTGCTTGATTTTCTCTGGCATACCGAAAGACATGAACTTTGCAGACCTGCACATCTTATCTGTGAAAATGAAGAGGTTGCAAAGAAAATGACAGAAAACCTTGCTGAAAAAGCAGGTGTTGCTGTTGACCTTGAGGAAGCAGAAAAGACAGCAAGTGAGGATGTTGTAGCTCAGAGAGAAGAATCCCTTGCAAAAACACTTGCAGAAATGAAAACAAGAAAGCGTAAGCTTGTAGATCCGCTGCAATACGAAATGTCGATACAAGCGGAAGATTTAAGCAGTTATGTTCCGGCTTTTGGCTGGGAAATGTCACCGCCGACTGAAAAGCAGATGAAAGCTCTTGAAAAGTATGGCATATTCCCGGACGAGATCGACAATGCCGGCAAGGCAGCCAAGATACTTGACCGCCTGAATAAACGCCGTATTGAGGGACTTACGACACCGAAGCAGATTCGTCTGCTTGAACAAAAAGGTTTTCAGCATGTCGGAACATGGGAATTCGGTAAAGCAAAAAATCTTATTGACCGTATTGCTGCAAATAACTGGCGTATACCGTCAGACATAGACCCGAAAACATATTGATGATAGGAGATACAGCAATAATGAATGATATTATAAATGCATTAAACTATATAGATCCTGCTGCACTCACCTATCAGGAATGGGTAAATGTCGGAATGGCTCTCAAACACGAGGGCTGTTCTGTGTCCGTATGGGATAACTGGAGCAGGGCGGACAATCGTTATCATAATGGTGAATGTGAAAAGAAATGGGAAAGTTTTAATGGTGCAAGTGCACCCGTCACAGGTGCTACTGTTTTTCAGATGGCGAGACAAAACGGTTACAGACCTGAAATAGGACATGAAATGTCATGGGATGATGTTATATCATATGACGGTGAAGAGCCGTCAGTTGAGCCACAGGAAAGCGTATCACAGATTATTACATATATTGAAACGCTGTTTGAAGCAAATGAAAATGTAGGCTATGTTACAGAAAGCTGGAAGAAAGATGACAGATACCTTCCAAACAAAGGACACTGTGACAGGACAGCCGGACAGCTTATAGAAGCATTATCAAAATGTAATGGTGATATAGGTGCAGTATTCGGTGATTATAACAAAGAAGCCGGAGCGTGGATCCGTTTCAATCCTCTTGACGGTAAGGGAGTAAAAAATGAAAATGTCACAGATTACCGCTATACTTTAGTCGAATGTGACAACATGGAATTGTCAAAGCAAAGAGAGATAATTGATCAGCTGCAATTACCTGTTGCGTGTCTGGTCTACAGTGGAAAAAAGAGTATTCATGCGATTGTTCACGTTGATGCAAACAGCAAAGAGGAATACAGAAAAAGAGTAGAATACATTTATAGTGTATGTCAGAGGGCAGGGCTGAGTGTTGATATTCAGAATAAAAATCCT